GAAGCTAGTAAGGGCTTCAATTTCATTCTGGTTGATCTGATTCTGAAAGTTTAGCGCCCGGCTGGTTTGTTCGAGGGCTTGAGTCTGTACGGCAGCCTGGCGCTCGATTTTATTTGATAGGGCCTGACTTGGATCATAGGCCTGCTGTGGAGCAAAGGATGTGCCTTGCTGAGGACCTCTCAGAGCAACCTGAGGACCACGGGGTTCATAGACTGCCATGAGTGATTAACTCCATTTGATATAAGTGGCTTTAGAGCTACCACCCTTAGGTGTTGGGATAGGTGTAGGACGTGGTACACTGCCACCTGTAGCTTTAGGTGCTTTGAGACTTGCGTACGTGCTGAAACCAGACATTGCAGCCCCACCAAGACCAGCAATCAGTCCAAGCCCACTGGGACCAGAAACCATTGGAGTGGCCATTGGAGCAACAGGACTCAGCTGGCGGTTCATAGAGGCTGTTACGTTGGCAGACTCTGCTTGACGGAAGATATCCTGGGTGGTAGTAAGGTAATCCTCATTGGCATAGGCAAGGTTCTGCCCAAGCATTGCAAGGTCCCTGCCATACTCACGCTCTGCGTCCGCTGCCAGCAGACCAATGGACTGACCCGTACGACCAGAAGCCAATACGGTTCCTTGGCGTTGCATCGATTGAATGAGCAGCTGCTGAGCATCCTCTGACGCCTTACGCTGCTCTGCCCTTAGTTTGTTCTGTTCAGAAACATAGGCACGGTTTGCAGCTTCACTGTTGAATTTAATTTGATCTTGATAGGTACGTTCCGACATTTCATAACTGAAACGTTGCTGCTGGAACTGCTGCTGAGCGATCATGTCCTGGCGCATGGCCATCATGTTCTGCTGAGAAGCTGCCTGCTGTTCTTGAGAGTAGGCTGCAATAGATTGAATACCGCCACTAACAGCACTACCAATGGCAGTTACAATGGCAAGAGTTTCTAATCCTAAACACATGGCATTAGTTTTGCAAATTGAACATAGGTAAGATTAGACGGACCTACTGTAACATAGGCAAGTCGCTTAAACCCAAGCATATGCAACAACTTCATGTGCATCGTGTTCCTTGGGTCTGCGATATTATGAAGCATCTCATAGTCAGTTTGTTGACTAAGCCATTTCTTAGCTTCTCGAAAGAATAGATGTGGTATCGGGCGGACATCCGGTGTGGTCAACATCCAGACGGCTCCACTATGGGCATCTGTTCTGGATACCCCAGCAACACCACAAATCATTGCAGTATATGGATTGTAAAAGGTAATAGGGTTGTCAGACCCCAACACCGAAAGAGTAATGGCGGAGACTGGATCCATGCCTAGACCCAGAATCTCCTGCCGATCATCTTCTTGAAGGTTTTCAGCCACATACATAGCATCATAGCGTGTGGCTCGGTGGAACAACTGTTTACATTTCATACGGACTTAATGCCGCGATTATTGTAAGTACCTTCCCAGTTAAGAGAAGTGAATGCGGTTGGGAAAGGCGAATCTGCGGTCAGAGTAATTTCTACCTGATTGCCTTTTGCCATCACAGGAACTTTGTTTTGAGCATTCCTAAGAATAGGAACGGAGTTGGCCAAATAAAGGTTACTTGTAATTTGAGGAAGGTCCAAGCTAAACGAATCCCTTCCGTCAGCATCCACTGTGATGTTAAACGGTCCAGAGTTGTAGCTATCAATCTGCATACGATTGACCATGGGAAGATTCAAGGTATCCTTTCGCCCCTCACTATTGGTTACGAAGAAGGCTGGCATGGTAGCCTGAGCAACATACTTGTATCCAAGAGCAAACTTAGAAAGGCTCTGATTTCCTTCTACTTCAACAAAGTAACGCTGTCCAACTGGTTGAGCGAGATCTACTTCAAGGTCAATCTCTTGGACGTAGCCTGGGTTAAGAGGATCCAAGCTGACGAGCACTGGTTGAAGGTTGGCTTGATTGAACCCATCCTTGAAGCATACGTGGGTGGTGTCTGTTCCTGCAAAGTAAACCTTTGTGGGGTTATAATCCATCAGGTCGAGACGAAGATCCACATAGCCACCATCAAAGAACACAGCACCGCCAGGAGTCTCTGTCAGAAGGTTGACATGGCTGATCACATAACCACCATCCTGCTTGGTGACAATATAAAGCTGATTATGGTTGAACTCGATCATCTCTACATCACCACTCACTATCCACTTAAACCAAGAAGCCATTCGACGTTCAGCTCCATCATTGAAGAAGCGAAACACATAAATAGCATTAGGTTCACGATAGGTGGTAAGCATGAAGGTGGTTGCAGAGGAGGTAACCTTCAGCTCTTTAATATCAGAGGGAATATAGGAAGGAATAATCCGTGTCAGTTCAACAACAGCAGGCTTAGAACCGACTGCTTCACCAACAAGCATTTCAAACACTTGGGCCGCAGTATCATCTTCTTCAAGAAATACAATGCTAGGACCGGTATCAATGGGAGGAATACGAGGACTCTGATTGTAATACGACACAGAGTTGATCTCAGCAGTAGCTGCCGAAAATGCTTCAGTTGTGGTTTCTAGAATGTACTGAGCATTGTCTGCAAACAGAACCAGTCCACGAGTTGTGAGAATAGAATGTCGCAGTTCAATGGGCCGTAGGCTGCCACACGAAAGATCGATCGGATCGCTGGCTACAACAGTAAGAACGGTGGATGCAAAGAAGTTAAAGTAATCTCCTGCTTGAGAGGTGATTACGTTTTCATTTGACAAGAACACCAGTCGATTCTTAAAGAATGCGATTCCATGAATGGCACTGCCAATAAAGGAAGGCATTGGATTGGTTGTAGCATCTCCTACTTCTCTGGGCTTCCAGAACTGCTTGGCAATTGCATCAACGTTAAGAGTAACGGTGGCAACTGTTAGTACGCGGAACGTATCACCTTCAAGGTTGGTTACCGTATCCAAAGCAGTATATGCTCGACCTGCTCGGCTGATCTCAACTGCATCAATAACACCTGTGGTCGTGGTGACAATGCGCAGACCGGCCTGCTGCCTTAAAGCAATAGATGGATCACCCGAAGCTACCGTTGTATACGATCCGAGGACGGAGTAGGTATTGTTGCCAATATCAAATGCAGTGTCAGTGGAAGTGGTTTGAAATACTGTACCATTACGATACCACCGGTAGGTCTGACTACCAGAAGTATACACGATACGTTCCACATAATTTGTTGGACTAGGTGCCCAAGCGAAATTAGTGGTTGTGGTATCTGTTCGAGTTGCCGTTACCCGAAGACGGAGGTTTAGGCCAGTGCCACCATAAACAGGGAAGCTTTGGCCAACAGCATAACGTCCATTACCAGAACTTAGAATGGAAACAGTTTGAGGAACACCACTGACCGAGGACGTGGCTGGAGTGGCCGTGGCAGAAGCCTCGTCAAGCTTACGGAAGGTAAAGGTTCCATTGGCTTCACGAATGATTACGTGCGGCAGTGTGGCCTCATTGATCGTCTTAACGATGCCTCCAGCAACTGTCTCTTCCCAAGAACCTGTGCCACTAGCTCCACCATTGCTAGTTTGAAAAACAACCCAATAGTCATCTCCGTCTGAGTTTTCAGAGGCTTTAACCTTTACCTTAGCTCCATTAAGGAATTGAGTTGGCAACTCAGACACGACACTAACAACACCTTTGAAGGCTTCAATTGCCGTGCCGGTCTGACCTCCACGTGCTTCTAAAGAAAAGTCTGCATTGTTGGCACGACGAACGTGAACGGATTTACCGACAACCGTGGCTACATAGGCTGGGTTTGCGTTAATAACAGCAGCCAACCCATTGAGAATATCTGCAGCATTCAGAGCTGTAACTGATGTCGCAGGTGTGCTGTAGTTAAAACTAGTACCATCAAGAATAACGGTATACGTTGTATTGTAGGCAATACTATTAAGAGATATGAAGCCAAACGGAGTTACCGCAGGACTTAGATCTGCAGAGTTTTCTGCTACAACAATTTTACGGTTGAGTACAAAGGTGTAGTCATTGATCTGCAAAATAGCAAGATCATCTGCATTTGTATGGGCTGCATAGGCAGAAGCAGTGGCGTTTACTGTCTGCTCAATACCACTATTGGCATCCCAAATACGTAGAGCACCTAGCTTGGTAAACTCAACAATGTATTTCTCTTCTTCATCGCGGAAGATGGTAAACCACGTACCATTTGCTGTAGCATTGGTCAGACGCCTGATACCACGAAGGCCAGGCCGTTTAGCCAAACCAAAGGTAGGATCTGGATAGTAATTGGTGCAGCTTCTCAATTGATTGGTAAGCTTGAGACTATCAGGCTGCTGAGATACGCCACCAATTAGATTAGGAATTTTCTGAGAGATGGCAGCCATTATCGTGCAATAGCTCGGTAGGGAGTATAAGAAATGTAGAAGTTCTGACCATTCTCCTGACCAAAGATATTGGCCTCAGAAGTGTCAGTGTCATAGGCAATGCAATTCGCCCGTAACAATACCTCATCTTGAACGTTAAAGGTCACCATCTCTTGGGAACCAAGGGCACGTCCAGCAAAGACACGAGCAGAGCGTTGAGTGATGTAATCCTTAAAGACCTGAGGAAGATCTTCAAAGTTGAAGAACCAGACAACATCACACTTAACAGTGCTGCCTGCGGTAAAGTTAAAGGTGTGGTTTACCTTATCATAGAGCTTTCCATCCATCAGTACCGTTTGATACTTCTGGACATTGGAAATCTTGTTATCGGAAAGCTGTAGCACATTCTGAGGAACCAGAACTTCCCCGTTAACATCAGCAGTAAACGGATAGTTCACCTCAGTATTGAAATGCCACCCCTCTCCTTGCACCTCACGATTGACCGAATCAAGTACGGTTTCAGCAAGAGCAATTTCAGGATTTGCAATATCGAGAGACACCACGGGTGCCTGCCCAATACCAGAAAGCATCTGGTTGATTGCTTGTAGTTTGGTAGTCATTGATTGAGCAGGTAGAAAAAGGGAGGGGACCCCCGAAGAAGTCCCCAAAGAAATCAGGCCACGTTACGGAAGGCACCGGCGCAGGAGACGCGCACAGGGCCAGCACCGTAAGCCAGACGGCCCACGATCACATCGCCTTGATAGATCACCTTGGTGTCAGCACCGGTGGTCTGAACGGAAGGACCGATGGCTTCCACAACGCCAGCAGCGTCACGGTGGAAGATCAGGCCGCAGCTGTTGGTGAAGTCGGTAGCGATACCGTAGTTGTTGTTCTCACCGGTCACAGCAGCCGCATCGATGGC